CTAAATTTATCGCGGTTGCGTGTGTATTTTTCTTCGGAGGTTACATTGCTCTGGTCACGCTACAAGACCCCGCTGCGAATGATGACGGGATTGTTAATCTTGTGCTGGGGTATTTGGGCGGTATCGTCTCTTCTATTATCAGTTTCTACTACGGCGCATCACATAAGCATGATTAATGAAAACTAGCAAAGAAGGTATATCCTTAATTAAAAAATTTGAGGGCTGTGAGCTTGAAGCTTATCAGTGCTCTGCAGACGTGTGGACGATTGGGTATGGGCATACTTACAAGGTTAAAGAAGGTGATACTTGCAGCCAAGAAGATGCTGACAGAATGCTTGCGGAAGATTTGGAAGAGTTTGAGGGATACGTTCAAGAGGCAGTAGATGTCCCTTTGGAACAAAATGAATTTGACGCATTGGTTGCATGGACTTACAACTTAGGTCCGGGTAATCTTAGGTCTTCAACAATGTTGAAGCGATTAAACGACAGTCGTTTTGACGAAGTACCATCTGAAATGCGCCGATGGAACAAGGCTGGTGGCAAGGTTGTCAACGGTCTAGTCCGCAGAAGAGAGGCTGAGGCGCTATTATTCAAAAACGAAGATTGGGGTCATGTCTGAGCTTGCGCTAAAAGACTTCGACATTTTATCTGATGCGGAAAAAGCGGAAGCTCTTGCTCTGCTTAAAAAATACGACCAGCTCGAAAAGCAAGACGAATGCCAAAATGACTTCATAAATTTTGTGAAGCACATGTGGCCAGAGTTTGTCGAGGGTCGTCACCACAAGATAATTGGCGAAAAGTTCAACCGAATTGCTCAAGGTAAATTGAAGCGATTGATTGTGTGCTTGCCGCCTCGCCATACCAAATCTGAATTTGCCAGCACCTATTTTCCAGCTTGGATGATGGGACGGCGTGGCGACTTAAAGATCATCCAAACGACTCACACCGCCGAGCTTGCTGTACGGTTCGGTCGCCGCGTCAGAAACATTATTGACTCCGAAGACTACCAAGAAGTGTTCCCAAAACTAAAGCTTCAAGCCGACAACAAGTCTGCCGGTCGATGGACGACTAACGAGGGTGGCGAATCTTTTTATTCGGGCGTCGGTGGCGCGATAACCGGACGTGGCGCTGATTTGTTGATTATCGACGACCCGGTTTCTGAGCAAGACGCTCTTTCTGCAACCGCAATGGATTCGGTTTACGAGTGGTATACGTCCGGTCCTCGTCAGCGTTTGCAGCCCGGTGGAATTATCGTGATTGTTATGACGCGATGGTCAACTAAAGATCTGGTTGGCAAGGTCATAAAGAAGCAGGGTGACGATCATGCTGACCAGTGGGAGATGATCGAATTTCCAGCAATTATGCCGGAGACAGAAGAGCCTCTTTGGCCGGAGTATTGGAAAAAAGAAGAACTTTTAAGTGTAAAAGCGTCTCTTCCTGTTGCCAAGTGGAACAGCCAGTGGCTGCAGAATCCAACTGCGGAATCAGGGTCAATCGTTAAGCGTGAATGGTGGGAGGTTTGGGATAAGGACTATGTACCGGCTTATTCTTACGTCATTCAGTCTTATGACACGGCTTTTTCAAAGAAGGAGACTGCCGACTACTCGGCCATTACAACTTGGGGGGTTTTTACCCCAGAGGTTGACGGGCCTGAATGCATAATTCTGCTGGATGCAAAGCGGTTCCGTGTCGATTTCCCCGAGCTTAAAAAGATCGCTATGGACGAATACAAATACTGGGATCCAGATTGTGTTCTGGTTGAGGCAAAGGCTTCTGGCACGCCGTTGACGCAAGAATTAAGGCGTATGGGCATCCCGGTCACAGCCTATACACCAAGCCGAGGTCAGGATAAGATTGCAAGAATGAACAGTGTCGCGCCCCTTTTTGAATCAGCTATGGTTTGGGCACCAGACGACAGCTTTGCCGAAGAAGTTATCGAAGAAATGGCAAGCTTCCCATACGGAGATCATGACGATTTTTGTGATAGTGCTACAATGGCGCTTATGAGATTTAGGCAGGGCGGTTTTATCGCTCTTGAAAATGATTACCAAGACGAGGCTAAGTTCTTGCCTCGAAATAGACAGGTATACTACTGATGGCTATTGATAAATTACTTGGCACAGAAGAAGATCCAGATGTCATCCCATTGTCTCGGGAGATGTCGGTAACGCCAGAACCTAGCCGAGAAGATATGATCAGAGATGCTGCCCAGATTTTGGTAGCTGAAGAAGACATTCTAATTGACGATGAGATCGACGCGGTTCCAGAAACAATTCAGATCCCGTTTGACTCAAACCTAGTTGATTTTCTCGACAAATCAGACCTTGGAAAGCTTGCAAGCGATGTCTTGGAGTCTATTGATTCAGACAAAGAAAGCCGTTCCGAGTGGGAAAAGACCTATGTTGACGGGCTGAAGTACCTTGGCATGAAATTTGACGAGACTAGATCCCAACCGTTTCAAGGGTCTTCTGGCGTAATTCACCCAATCCTTGCTGAAAGCGTGACTCAGTTTCAGGCGCAGGCTTATAAAGAGCTTTTGCCAGCACAAGGCCCTGTTAAGACTGAGATCGTTGGCACTCGCACGCCAGAGATTGAAATGCAGTCTCAAAGGGTCGCCAACTTCATGAATTTTTACATCATGAACGTGATGCAGGAATATGACCCAGAGCTGGACATGCTTTTGTTTTACCTGCCGATTGCAGGGTCTGCGTTCAAGAAGGTTTACTACGACCAATCTATGAGCCGAGCGGTTTCAAAGTTTATCGCCCCTGAAGATTTGATCGTTCCTTACGAGGCTTCAGACATTCTTTCTGCTGAGCGGGTTACGCACGTCATTAGGATGAGCAAAAATGAGATTCGCAAGCAACAGCTAAGCGGTTTTTACGCAGACATCGAGCTAAAAGGCGATGCTTACAGAGTTAATCGTAGCGACATCGAAGAAGAGATTGATGAGATTGAAGGTCAGTCCCCAAGCTATTCTGAGAACCGAGATAGAACTGTTTACGAGGTTCATACCATACTGGATCTCCCCGGTTACGAAGATGTTGATGTTGAGGGTGAAGAAACAGGCTTAAAACTGCCTTATATCGTCACAATTGACGAGCAAAGCCAGCAAGTCTTGTCCATCCGAAGAAACTATGCAGAACAAGACGCGACCAAGCAAAAAATTAACTATTTTGTGCAGTACAAGTTTTTGCCCGGCCTTGGTTTCTACGGCTTAGGCTTGAGCCACATGATTGGCGGCCTTGCAAAGGCTTCAACGTCTATTCTTAGGCAGTTGATTGACGCTGGTACGATTGCAAACTTGCCTTCCGGGTTTAAGGCCAGAGGAATGCGGATTCGAGACGAAGACGAGCCTCTTCAGCCCGGAGAATTCCGAGATATTGATACTACTGGCGGTTCTCTCAAGGAAAACTTGATCCCGCTACCTGTCAAAGAGCCTTCAAACGTCTTGATGCAGCTTTTGGGCATGTTGATTGACTCTGGTAAGCGCTTTGCCAGCATTGCAGACACCAATGTTGGTGACGTAAACCAAGCAATGCCAGTCGGAACAACAGTGGCATTGCTGGAACGTGGCACCAAGGTAATGAGCGCGATTCATAAGCGCTTACACTACGCTCAACGAATTGAGTTTCAGCTTCTGGCCAAAGTATTTTCTGAATACCTACCGCCAATGTATCCTTATCAGGCTCTTGGCGGTGCTCAAGAGGTCAAGCAGACTGATTTTGACGGGCGTGTCGATGTTATTCCTGTCTCAGATCCCAACATCTTTAGCCAGTCTCAAAGAATTACAATGGCTCAAGAGCTAATGCAGCTCGTGCAATCAAATCCTGAAATTCATGGGCCAAAAGGGATTTATGAAGCTTACCGCAGAATGTATTCTGCGCTAGGGATTGATAATGTTGACAGCCTTTTGCAACCACCACCACCACCGCCCCCACCCCCTGCTCCGATTGATGCGGGGATTGAGAACAGCGGTTTTATGATGGGTCAGCCTCAGCAAGCTTTTGAACCACAAAATCATCAGGCTCACGTTGATACTCATAGGTCTTTGTTCTTGACCGAGGTTGTGAAAACCAATCCGCAGTTGCAGGCTTTGGTCATCGCGCACAGTATGCAGCACTTGCAGTTTATGTCTACACAGATGGCGAAAGAGCAAATGCCGCCACAAATACAGCAGCAGGTTCAGCAGCTTGAGCAGCAAATGACGCAAGTACCGCCAGAACAACAGCCGCAAGTGGTTAGTCAGATTCAGATGATCACTGAAAGTTTTTCGTCACCAATTATGGCTCAGTTGACGCAAGATTTCTTGATGTCAATTGGTCAGGGTAGCGAGGAAGACCCTTTAGTCCAGATCCGACAAAAAGAACTGGATTTGCGAGAGCAAGAATTGAATGCGGACCAAGACCAGTTTGATGCTAAGCAAGCTCAAAGAGGTGAAGAAAAGCTTCTGGAATCTGAAATCGCCAAACAAAGGATCGGTGTTCAGAAGTCAGTCGCAGACGATAAACTTGATATTGCCGCACAGAGACTTGAGCAACAGGCTGAGTTAAAGTTGCTTGAGTTGCAGGCTAAATTTGGAGGTATAAGATGACAACCAGTTATATTCTTGAACAGCAGGCGGAGCTTCGAAGAAACAAAGCTTTGATGCGTGAAGCAGAGCGAGCAGAAGTTGAGATGATTGCCGAGAAGAAAAATCTTCAGCAGGCAGCAGATGAAGCAAGGCTTGAGGCAAAGTTGGCGAGAATTAAACAAGGAGTTGCAGCGCCGGTTTCTGTAGCGATTGAAGCGCCGAGTCCTGTAGCGCCGAAGACAGTTCAGCCTAAGCCTAAAGCAAAAGTTTCTTTTAGGAAGAAGCCAGTAGAAGAGGAGACAAGCGATGCCTCTGAAGAAGGGTAGCGGTCAAAAAACCATTAGTAGGAATATTAGTATGCTCAGAAAAGAAGGTAAGCCAAAAGATCAGGCCGTCGCTATTGCGATGAAAACATCAAAAGGCATGAAAGACGGCGGTGCTGTCTCGAAGGGTCAGTTAAAGGTTAAGGTCAAGAAGATGCGTACCAGAGGAACTGGCGCTGCGACTAAGGGCCTAGATTATTACGAGCGCGTATGAGAGACGACGTTGACCTAGCCTCATCTTTAAAGCGAATGGTAGGTGATCGGAGAAGTTTGATCGTTGAAACATTGTGCGAAGGTTTGCTTAAAGATATGGAACATTATAAAAGTTTGCAAGGCGAGCTAACTGCGTTAAACTTGGTGGAACAACACATCCAAGACTTTTACGCAAAAGGAGAGCGCTAGTGACAAAACCGTCGATTGAATCGGCTTTTATTCAGAAGGAGGATCTGGTTTTAGATCCTTCATTGCTGAGTAAAACCGTACTGGAGAGGATGCCTACACCTTCGGGTTGGAGAATGCTTGTTATCCCTTATATCGGGAAGCGAACAAGCAAGGGCGGCATTCATCTAACCAAAGAAACTGTGGACCGAGAATCACTTGCAACGGTTGTTGCTTATGTTGTGAAGAAAGGTCTGCTCTGTTACTCGGACAAAGAAAAGTACGGCGAAACACCATGGTGCGAAGAAGGCGACTGGGTGTTAATTGGCCGGTATGCTGGTGCTCGTTTCAAGCTTGACGACGGAGACGAGGTGCGCATAATCAATGACGATGAAGTCATTGGTACTATCCTTAACCCTGATGACATAGTGAGTAGCTGGCGATGACAGTAGAAAATTCAAACGCGGTAGAAGAAGAAATTGAAGTTCAAATTGTTGAAGATCCACCCGAAGAGCAGGAAGGCGGGGCGGTCAGCAACGATGACGAGCTTGAGCGCTACACCAAATCGGTTAGCAAGCGGATTAATAAGCTAAACCAAAAGACCAAGCAAGCTGAGGAGCGTGCTCAGTACCTTGAGTCTCTTGCTCTGCAAAAAGATCAGGAGCTTGATGCTTATAAAAAGCATTCCGTAGCTCAACAGACGACTGTGCTTCAGAAAGAACAAGAAGCACTTTCCTCAAAAGAAAGCCAGATAGATGACATCTATCGAAAAGCGATTCGGTCCGGTGACGCTGATTTGATTTCAAAGGCGGACACGCTAAAGAACGATATTGCGATTCAGAAAGAAAAGCTTCGAGTTGCTCAGTCTAGGCAGTCACAGTATGTTGCCGAGCAAAGCGGTTCCCAGCAAGTCCCGCAAGAAAACTATCAGGCATACCAGCAGCCTCAGCAGCAAGTTCAGCAGGAAGTAAAACCTACGGACGAAGCTTTAAGCTGGCATGATCAAAACAAATGGTATGGCGATTCTGAGAACGAAGAAAACCTTCAGGCGACTCAGTTTGCATATTTCACTCATTTCAATCTCATTAACGAGGGGTTTGAACCAGACTCCGAAGAGTATTACAATGAATTGGACACAAGAGTTTTTCGGATCTACCCGACTTTACAGGGTGATTCGGTAGCCGAAAAAAAGGAAGATAGACCCGCTGTGCAAAGAGTCGCTTCCGCCAGCCCTGCTGGTCGGCAACAAACACAAGGCAACAAGCGTGGTGTTAAGTTCACTCAGTCAGAACTTCAGCGCCTCCGTGGTTTGAAGC